ATGTAGGGTGTGCCAAGCAGATCCAGCCCCACCTCTGCGCTGAAGGCTTGCAGGGCTTGGGCCGCAGCTTTCTTCGACTCGTAGCCGTCCATGTCAATGAACAGGCTTTTGATGTATCTGGCGTTGACCGCTTCGCGGTTGCCGTACTCTTCGAATGTTGCCAACGCAAAGTAAATGTCTCGGTTACTTGCGTCCCAACGATTGATTGGGGGCTCCAACCCCAGAACATCCAGTGAATACCAGTGCTCTTTTTTTCTTGTGCTCAGTTCGGCCGCGCAGTAAAACCCGTTACCAGCAGACGGCAAAACCACCGCTAGGAATTCAAGCGGAGTCATGGTTGTCCTTTGGGCGAGTTACAGGGGCAGTTCGAGTTGGTTTGGGTTGCGTGGGCTTTCGTCCGCAATCGACACGGCAGCGCCCTGCGTGTAGAAGTTCAGGCGGCGCACAACTTCAATCTGGAAGCTCTTGGTCATCGTTCCATCTTGCGCCATCTCAGCGGCAAAGCGGACAAGTTCTTTGTTGGTCAATCGACGAGGTTCAATTCCTGACATACAGTCCTCCATGCGGCATCCGCGCTGTTTGAATTTTGAAGAATCTTGAGCAACCACTCGGCACGATCACGATACGCCGGGAAGATTTCCTTGCCCAAGAACCAGTTGTAGACGGTCTGGCGGGTGACCCCCAGCGCCTTTGCGATTCGCACGACTGAGAAGTCGTGATAGATGGCCCAGCGCCCGAGCTGGTTGCCCAGCGACTTTGGCGTGTCGGCCACCTTGTTGATGATGTCTTGTGAATATGGCATGTTGTTGGTGGGGGGCGTTACGGTTGCGAACCGTGCAGTGTGCCGAGGATGAGGGTCACGTAGAGTATTGGTGCACCAAGTGACTCCAGAGGCTTCCTTTGACCGACTAACGACTGCCGCCCCCCATAACTCCTTACTCGTCGTCCCACTCACCAACGATGTCGGCAAGCTTGGACTTCTTGGCAGGGACTGCGCTGGGCTTTGCCGTCTCCTTGCGGACTTCAGGCTCATCGTCAGCGTCAGCCACTGGCTTGGTCTTGGAACCCTTGACCACGATCTCCTCTTCCGGCTCAGGCTGAGGCTCGGCTTTGGGTGCGGGCTTGGCGGGGTTCTTGCCAGCGATGTTCATCGCGGGGGCTTTGACACCATCGGCTTGCGCCACAGTCAGGGTGACTGCGCGGCGGGCATCCTCGCTATTGCCTTGGGCGGTCACAGTCTCGTACTCATCATCCGTGAGCCAGCGCACGGGCTGGAAGTACAACTTGGGGCTCTCTGCCTTGGTGTCGAACTTCATGCGGGTGACGATCTGCTCGGGGTTGACGGGAGGGTTCTGCGCCGCGAGGTAGCGGGCAAAGGCTTGCAAAGGACGCTTGTCGCCTTCTTCCTTACCAAAGATGGAAGTGGCGGGCAAAGTCAACTGCAACACATCACCACCGGGGTTGTTCTCCAGCACCACTGCAAGACGCTGTTGGAAGCGGCATGCGCGGCTGTTGCCCTGACCAGAACCAGCTTGGTTCATGGGGCATCCAGCGCAGTTGTGGAATTGAGGCTCCTTGATCGAAGCATCGGGCTTCTCGCCATCGTTGCTCCAGCAGTCAGGCCCGGTGATCTTGTCGGCATCGTACGCGCCAGCGTAGTAGATGCGGCTGACCTTGGGGGCAGCTTTGACAATGACCACATCGAGGTGACGATCTTCAATGGAAGCGATCTCTTTGCCACCAGCCACCAGTCGAAACACACCGCCCTTGATGGAGATGCGCTTGGTTGAGAGGCCAGTGCCGCCGCCCGTGAGGGCTTTAGCGGTGTCGGACAGCTCGTTGTTACGAGCGAAGGCGGGAACATTAGAAGATGAAAAAAGCGTGATGTTGCTCATGGTTGCGTTACTTTCAGTTGATGTCAATTTACGATATGCCAGTCGGAAGCCAGCATGTCTGACTGACTTGCCAACCAACCGGGGAGATACGCCTGACGGCCACTTGCGTTGACCGTCCACATATCAATGTGGGGCAGGATTTCCATCTCGTTCAGGCCACGAGATTCCAGAAACGCTGCGGTAATCGGGCCGCCTTCGCGGAGATTTTCTTTGGCCACTTTGTAGCCACCGGCCAGCACAAGGAACATACCTTTGCCGTTCCAGCCCTCGCGGGCGACTTGTTTACCTTCTTGCAGGGCGGCGATTGCTTGTCCGAAGTTCATATCTTCTCCTGTTACTTTCTTGCGGTTGTTACACGAAGTTCAAAGTCTGAAAATGAATTCAGACCGGGGGGCACTACGCCCGGGTTTTCCTCAAGGAATGTGGCGATGTTCCCTTGACTGATACGTTGCTCAAACAACTCAGGAACCTGATGCTCAAGAACGAACTTCTTGAACGAATCCCAGTCGTCAGTGCTGTACCGCGTCTTGTAGATCATCGACACACGGCCTAGGGGACTGTTGATCGATGTGACGCCAAGCGCCTTCATTCGATCTTTGATTGCCATGCGCACTTCCGTGCGCTGTTCTTCCAAAGCCGCAACTTCAGCATCGAGTGCGCTGATGCGGGCTTTGATCTTTCCATGAATGGAAATGAGTTTGTCGAGGGGTATACCCTCTGTTTCGTCTGACATTTGCTACTCCTTGTTTTTGTCTAGTGTTTGACAGTTTACATGGTTTGCTGTGGTGTGCAACCCCCCTTCACGAATTAAGTTCGATCTTGAACATCTCAGTCAGCAGGTTGTTGTCGTCAACCTTACTGGTGAGGGCTTTGAACATTTTTTTCTCAATCGGGCTACCTTGGATGTGGACAACCGTAACTTTGTCACTCGTCTGCCCCTTGCGGTCAGCGCGGGCAATGCACTGGATGTACTGCTCCACGCTCATGAGCGGCCCGAAAAACACCACCGTGTCGGCAGCAGTTAGGGTAATCCCGTGTGCCGTGGCGGCGGGCTGCATCACCAGCACACGGGTGTCTGGGCGGTTCTGGAAGCGGCTGATGATGTCAGCGCGTTTGCTTGGGGTCACGCCGCCGTGGATCGTCTCGTTGGCAATGTTGCACTTGGTGAGGTGGTTCTGGATGGTCTCAAGGATGGAGCGGTACATGGCGAAGACGATGACCTTGCGGCTTGTCTCTTCCAGAATCTCCTCCAGCACGCCAAGGCGCGGCGCAGCATCGAACTCCACCACTTCACCATCGTCTGTGTACGCCGCCCCGCAGGAGATCTGCAAGAGCTTGTTCACGCCAGTGGCCGCGTTGACTGCGGTGATGGTCTCCCCTGCGGCTTGCACCAGCATGCGCTCCTTGAGCAGGTCGTAGTACTTCTTCTGCTGGGGTGTGAGCGGCACTTCCCGAGTCATGGTCATGACGGGCGGCAAGTCCAAACACTGATCCTTGGTAAAGCGGATGGCCGGTTGCAAGGCGTTGAACACCTGCTCCTTGGCGTTTGGTTTGGGGAGCCACTTGAACATGGTGATCTTGTTCATCACCTGATCGCGCCACGCCGTGAAGAACCTTGGCACTCCATCGGGGTTGACGAGCTTGGCCAAACCGTACGCATCGACAGGGGACTGCGACGCGGGAGTACCAGTCATCATCCACAGCAGAGTGTTGGGGTGCATGATGGACTTCAAGGTCTTCCATCGCTTGGTGGAGATGTTCTTGTAGGCGTTGGCTTCATCCACGATCACCAGATCAAAGCGCCCGTCATTGATTACCTCGTCAGCAATTAGGTTCAGGCCATCGTAGTTAATGATCACGAATTCGTAATCGCCTTGGATCATCTCGATGCGGCGGGTGGACTTGGTGTGGTGCGCCACCACTGCGCTTCTGTGCAGGACGGAGTTGTTCAAGTCGTTGAGCCACGCGCTGTGCATGATCGACAGTGGGCACAGGATCAAGCATCGGCGTACCACGCCGCGAGTCATCAGGTAGTCAGCCGCCCAGAGAGCAGAGAGTGTCTTGCCCGTGCCGGGATCGTTGAACACAAACGCACGGTTGTGCATGGTGAGGAACGCCGCAGTGTCCACCTGATGCTGCATGGGCTTGTAGCGTCCGGGCCAGTTGTAGCGCCGTGTGATGGGGGACGGCACGTCCTTGACGCCCAAGTTCTTGAGCACCTTCATCTCGTCCAGCCCCCAGTACACCGCCACCTCGTAGGTGTCGCCCTCTTGCTTCACGATCTTGTGCTTGGGGATGACGCTGTACTTGTGCGGCGTGCGTGTTTTAAACACTACCGCTTTGTCTTCTACGATCTCCATTGCTCCTCCTTTTTATTTATCGCTCATGTTTGCTTTGGGGCTTCGCAGTCGTATGTTGCCTTTGGTTGACTTGCCTCCCGCACGCAGGGGTTTGATGTGGTCGATGTGCTTGCCGTCCCGATCCACGCCAGCCTTGTCGTATGCACGACGCGCTCGCTGGCGCTCGATCTGATCTTTGGTTTCGCCTGATTGTTTTTGCAGCTTGTAAGCATGCTTGTAGTCTCGCTTTCCGTTTGTTTGTGTCATGTCAGTTCCTTTTCGTGTTGTACTCGCATGTCACCACTGGACACCAGCCGCAGAGCGGCGTGGGCTTTGGGTTCCA